ATGCCGAATAACGTTACCACAGGCGTGCTGATGAGGCTTTAGGAGCCGAAACGGGGCTGAGAATGCCCCGTTTTTGCAAATGCCACTAAATTGTGGATAAAGGCTGGTAAAACCAGTAAACCTTCCCGCAGGGAGCTTAATTTTATCCGGTACCTGGTATCCCGTGAGGAAACCCAGGAAAAAATTATTGAATTTATCCAACAGACCTATAAACCTATTAATTTTTAATACTATGAAAAAGCTGAGAAATCTTTGGTACAAAAACCTCGACGGAATTGTTATGGGCAGTATGGTCGGGATCCTTGCAGGTTTTATCCTGCTTTGGGTTAGCTGGGTAGGCGCTGTCGTGGTGGTAGTTGCCTTTAACGTTTTTTGTGCCTGTATAACTACCCCGTACAAGGCAAGGCATACTGATGAGGCTTAGAATAGCCGAAACGGGGCTGCAAAGTTGCCTGCCGGTCTATGTCAAACTAAAAAATGGAATAATGAGGAAAAGAAACCTTGTGTTGGCAGTATGGCTGCTGGCAGTCCTATTGATACCCCTTTGGAGAGGTCTCGCAAAATGGGAGGACGTGAAAACGGAATGCAGGAACCTGCAGGAACCTTCGGACATGAACATCGTCCTTGTTTTGGAAGATTACCATTTTTCCAGGCTTGATGTCTTTGACAAGCCTAACCTGATTGATTTCTACAAGAGTGGTCTGAGGAGGATGAGATGAGATACTTTGCGCCGAGGAACGCTATCAACCTTAAAATTGAATCTCTGATTGAGGAAATTCTGAATACAGACTATCTTGTTATGGGCTGTTCTGTGAATGTCGCAAATCTGGGATGGAAATTTGAGTGGGATTCTGCTAAAAGAAGATTCGGCAGATGCACACCTGGTACTAAATTGATCTCTATTTCTTACCCATTGGTAAAACAAAATCGAGATAACCTGGAGGTGGTAAGGAATGTGGTACTTCATGAGGTAGCTCATGCAATCCATTGGACTATCTACAAAAAGGCTAACCACGACTCCGTATGGCAACGTATCGCCTTAACCATTGGTTGTGATGGTAAAAGGTGTTACTCTAACGAAACAGTGAAACCTACCAAGTCTAAATATTCTTTGATTTGCCCTTGCTGTGGAAAAGAGTATCCCAAACATAAGAAACCTACCAGAGAAGCCAGTTGTGGTATCTGCTGCCCAAAGAAGTTTTCTCCTCAGTTCAGATTGAAAGTGATCCAAAATTATTAATTAAAATGAGAAAGTATGATGATGAGCCGGTAAGATTTACCGGCAGAATTGAGAAAACCGTGGTAAAACCTTTGCAAACCACACCAAGACCTATTCGTGAGATTGCTCATGATATTCTCTTGGATTGGAAAGGGTTTGGACCGTACCGTGCTTATCTTACTCCGTTATTCAAATTTAACAAAATAACGGACAAAGACCCTCAGCTTGGGTTTCCTGGAGCGGCTAAATCTGCTGTTCTTGGTTTCCTTGCCAACAGCCAATCCTGGAAAGGAGAAACTGCCAGGAAAATCAAAGAAGAATTGAAAGGACTTTTAAACCAAAATTAAAATGGAAAATATTGCATTGCCAGTAATCTTTGGATTACTATTCTTTTGGGTGATTATCCTGTTTTTTCAAATTATATTAATCATTAAAGAAGTTAAAAAATGAAAAAATTGTGAAAGCATTAAGTGAACTCCAAACCCTTATGGAGGCTGAGGTAGAAAAAAGGAATGAGACGTACGACAGTCGTACTGAAAACTGGCAAGAGTCCGAAAAAGGAGAAGAATACCAGGAATTAACAGATAACCTGGAAGAATTCCTCGGCCAGATTGAAGAAATGATTGAGGTATTAGGATCTTAAAAAAGAAATAAAAATGGAAAAATTAAGTTTACAGCACGCCAGAATGGCTTATGGCTCATTGGTTCCTTGGGAATTGGACAAACGGGACCTTAAAATTATTAATCGTCATCGTGCGAAAAGAGATCGTTCCACAGAAGACTTTCATGAATTTTTATCAAATGTTAAAAAGGATTTATGGAAGGAGGCACAAAAATGAAACAGACAATCAAAAACGACCGCATAGGATTTGTGGTCTTTGTTATTATCCTGTTGATAGTTATGGCAGGTGAAAGTATTGTAAACTTTATCTTAAAACTCTTTGGATTATGAGAAATGGGACTTATTACATGAACAACACCGGGCATCGGTGGGTTGTGTACAAAAATGGGGAAAAGGAACGTGTCCGTGTTCTTTTTCCTGACGGCCATATTGAAACCCGTGCAATCCTTTATTATGAATCGTTCGGAAACTTTGCCGTGACCTGTATCTCCTTGAAAGGAAAAAAGAAAACCTTTTTCCAGGATGAATGCTTCATACAAGATGAAGATGATAATGAAACGTTATTTCGTGGAATTATTTTAAAACCGGAGGACCTACAAAATGCCTAATGAATTTATGAAAAGGTACTCTTCGTTCAGTAGAGCTCCTAAATGGAAACCAAAAACTGAACAACAAATGAGAATTGAAATTCAATCTGCCCGGGCTCAATTAATTTATTGTGCGAATGAACTTCTGGACAAATGGATGTGGATGTCAGATGATGAAGATGGAAAACTTCAAAGTATCTGGGAACAAATTAACCAAGTAATTGAACGTCTGAACAAGATATAGTTAAAAACTGCCTTGTCGTGCCGAATTCTGCAATGTAATTTATCAACAAGTTAGTTAATTAGCTTATTTAATTCGTTTAAAGAAAGGCACGACAAGGCTGAGCTCAGCCTATTCGTGTGAGTGTACGTTACTAAATGTAATAAAGTCATAGAAAACCAATAATCATTAAATTCTACTTTATGGCAACAATACTGATTTCAAAGGTAGGAGATTTCCAATGTTTTATCAAGGATGTATTTGTCCCAGATAAAGAAGGATATTGTTATTTTGTCCAGGAAACAGGCTTCTACACAAGAATTGAAAAAAGAGCTATCCTTCATGCAAGAAGGTATTTAAAAAAGAAACGGGAAATGTATCACAGAATAAGAGGAATATGATAAGAACTGCAAACCTAATTAAGGAAAGGCAAGTTATCAAAATTTGCTTTTCTTACTCAGACAAAGAAGCTTTTAGAAAGATAGCGTCTTTTCCTGATGTTAAAATGAAATCTGATTACTGGGAAGGATATATCTCCCAAAAATTGATAGAACTACTGAAAGAATTAAATTTTGTATTTAGCCCTTCTCTTCAAAATTGGGATAAAAAAGAAGATGAGGTAAAAAAACTTTCTTTGAATCTTGATGTAGAGGAACTCTACAAATATCAGATAGAAGGTGTTCATTTTTTAGAACAAAAGAATGGAAGAGCTTTGATAGCAGACGAAATGGGTTTAGGTAAAACTGTCCAAGCCTTATCTTGGATAAAACTACATCCAGAATTTAAGAAAGTTTTAGTGATTTGTCCAGCAAGTTTAAAAATTAACTGGCAAAGAGAAGCAGAACGATGGGCTCTGTTAGATATGACAATCTTAAATGGTACTACTCCACACAAAATTAAGAGTAATGATGTTATTATCAACTATGATATCCTTTCTTATTGGGAGAAACATTTAAAATTAAAACGGTTTGATGTAATAATATTTGATGAAGCCCATTACATCAAAAATAATAAAGCAAAACGAACAAAGGCATTTAAACGACTGGTTAAATCAGTTCCAAGGTTGATTGCCTTAACGGGTACTCCAATCGAAAACAAACCAATTGAAATATACAATATTGTGAAGGTAATTGATCCTTCTATATTTCCTGATGCAACAGACTTTGCTGTTGAATTTTGTGGGGCAAAGAAAACAAGGTTTGGATGGGATAAAAATGGTGCTACAAATACCTTAAAATTAAATAAGATTTTATCTAATTCAATAATGATTAGAAGAAAGAAGGTAGATGTACTAAAAGATTTACCTGAAAAACAAATCATTAAAGTACCATTCGAGATTAACAATAGAATAGAATACGACCAGGCAGAAACAGAATTTGTAGAATTCTTAAAAAAGAAATTCAATACAGAAAATCTTACAGAAGAAATTCTGGAAGAATTAAAACAATTTGCCAAACGTAATGATATTGAAGTTAGTGAAGAACTAACCACAGATGAGATACGTTTGATAAAAGAACATAAATTTGAAAGAATTGCTTCTGCACCAGTCCTTGCACAAATTGAATTACTTAAACAATTAGCAGTGAAAGGTAAAATTGACCAAGTAATTGAATGGATTGAAAATTTCTTAGAAAGTGGTGAGAAACTGGTTGTATTTGCCGTTCATAAAAAAGTTGTCTCTCAATTAATGGAAAAATTTAAACATATTGCGGTTAAGGTAGACGGGAGTGTTTCCCAAAAACAAAGACAAGAAGCTGTTGATAAATTCCAAAAAGATTCTAAAATTAAATTATTTATAGGTAACATTAAGGCAGCAGGAGTAGGGATTACTTTGACGGCTGCTTCTAATGCAGCTATAATTGAATTTCCTTGGTCTCCTGGAGAATTAAATCAAGCAGCAGATAGAATACATCGTATTACTCAAACAAAACAGGTAACAATATGGAATTTGGTTGGGGAGAGTACTATTGAAGAAAAGATAATTACCTTGCTTAAGAAGAAAGAAAAAGTAATTACAAAAATATTAGATGGCAAACAATATGAAGACCAGTCCATATTAATGGATTTGTTTAAAAGCTATTTAATGATTAAAACATAAAAAAACATGAAAAATACGAAATTTGTAAATAGAATTAAAGGACGAATTTACAATAAGATTGTAGAGTTAGATGTCCTAAACGGAGTGCCTATTAGGTACAGAGTACTTAATGAAGGAAATCATTTATGGTGCCATAGTAATGATTTGTATGAAAGTGATTTTGATGAAATTTTAGATGTAAATATTGTACCACTTAATCAAAAATGAAATGAGTAAATTAAAGACATTAGCAGAATCCGAAGGCTATGAAAGTGTAGAAGAAATGCTTGAAGCCTCAACTTGGGACAGCGTGGTCCCATCAATCTGTACAAACAAAGATTGTGATGCTACCTACAGCTACGAACCTGATTGTGATCGTGGATGGTGTGATGAATGTAAAACAAATTCAGTACAAAGTTGTCTTGTACTCGCAGGAGTTATTTAACCTTAATATTTAGAAAAATGGAAAAGAATGAAGTAACTTTAGAAACATTGAAAGCATCTTTTAATGCAATTTCTCCTGAAAACCGTTCTGTTGCTGTATGGAATGTAAAAAGAGAAATAATGAAGAAAACGTACCCACAAACTCTAATTTCCGAATTAGATGCGAGTGGATTCATTAATGAGTGGTTATGGACGTAATACGTTTGTATAGAGATTTCAACGTTGACCATAGAACGGAAGGACATAAACATTGTCGTCCGGGATGGGTCAACGTTGAGTGTCCTTTCTGTGAAGGAAACCCAGGATATCATCTTGGATGGAACATCAACGAAGAATACTATTTCTGTTGGCGTTGTGGATGGCACGCTCCCGTTAAAACCATTGCTGAATTAACAGGCCTTAAAGAAAATGAGGTGACTGAAATTCTCCCACAATATGGAATTAACCGTACTATTTTGCATCAAAAAATTAAAACCAAAAGAGAATTTGAAATCCCATCAGGTTTAAGTTATTTGAAAACACAACAGAAAAAGTATCTACGTGAAAGAATGTTTGACCCTAATTTGATAGAAGAAAAATATCAAATACGTGCTACCAGTCCTACCTCAAAATTAGGGATGTACTATTATCGCTTCCGTATTTTTATTCCATACTTTTGGAACGGGGAAATGGTAAGCTTTGATTCTCGGGATGTAACTGGAAAACAACCAAACAAATATTATGCCTGTCCAGATGAATATGAATTAATGGGAAGAAAACAAATACTGTATGGAATACAAGAAAATTGGAACCCTGAGATTGGTATTTGTGTTGAAGGACCTACTGATGTTTGGAGACTGGGAGATTCAAGTTTTGCTACGAGTGGTATTCAATACACCCATAATCAGGTAAAACTAATGTCTTCAATCTTTAAACGAATTGCGGTTGTGTATGATGATGAGATACAAGCTCAATCACAAGCAAAAAAACTTGTAGCTGAATTACGATTCCGTGGTGTTGATGCCTGGAACGTTTCCATTAAAGGTGATCCAGGTAGTTTAACTGACAAACAAGCAAAAGAATTAATTGAAATAATTAAAAAACAAGTAAAATGAAAATTCTATGTTTTTGGTTCAGAGGACAACTTTATAAAATTGATGAATCTGGTAGAATTAATGCAAATGGCATTAATCATTATTCAGATGATTGGATATTTTTAGGAGGATCATCACATCATTGGCATAATCATATAACAGTAACACTAAAACAAGGATTTAAAAATCCTTCATTACTAAATGGTTGCTTAGGATGGGATAAAGATCATGGAACAACAAGACGATGGAGTGGAAGGTATTGTGGAAAACTCCCAAGAATTGAAGGTGCTCATATTATAAATGAAAATTAAAAAACAAATGAAATGAAAACAAATGAAGAAATTTTAAAAGTATTTGATGAAGGTTTTCCTAAATTCAAATGGTTCCTTGATAAGTATTTTGATGAAGGATTTATGGAAACACTTATTTGGGCAAGACAAACCAGAAATACTACTGCTTTACTTGGTATTTTAAATCAAGCTTGGTTTGAATTACCTGATGCTGAATTTAATCTCAAGGAAAACCCTCCAGGATGGCGTGAATTCTTAAATGTAATTGAAGAATGAAAAGGAGAAAACAGTACAATATCTTCATTCAACCATACTTTTATATCAGTATGGTTATGATATTACTCTATTGGGTAATGTTTATTGTCATGATTAATTTCTATTGTATAACGGATACTAAATTTTAAAGAAATGGAAAAAGGAAAATTTATAATTGAAGAAAAATTCAAAAAATTCCTCATTGATGAAGGAGTTTATGAAGCCTTTATGGCAAATGTAGAAAAAGATAAAGTTATCCAACTTATACTTAACAAAGGAGAAGATTATTTGGCATTTTCTTTAAGTTCTACTCTTGTTTTTTCTAACACAAAAGAAGGATGGGGGTTTTGGAATAAACTTGCTACTAAAAATGGTGAATGGGATGCAAACTTTTAAAAACTTAAAAAATGACTGAGAAGAAAAAACCTGTACTGAAAATTATTGGTACTAACGGAAATGCTTTTGCTATTTTGGGTAAAGCTCAAAGAGTTGCAAAGCAAAATGGAATGGACTGGGATAAAATCCACACTGAAGCTACCTCTGGTAACTACGACAATTTATTAGGTGTAATGATGAAATATTTTGATGTTAAATAAAAAATTGAAAAATGGAAACAGGTATTAGATTAAGAAGTCTGTTAGACGGATTACTTAACAACTCAAAAATTGATTATACTGATTACAAAATACGTAATCAGATAATTGACCGGATTGAAGAAAGTTTGAACTCTGCCGATTGGATTGAACTATCTGATGGTACTACTTACAAGAAAGTGTTTACACCTACTTATTTCAAGGAACAAGAAAAGGAATTAGAAGAATTACGTAAACAGCCTTTGTTTCGTGAATTAAATTCTGAAGAAGAACTTCAGTTTCGTGCTTGGGCAAGAGAGAATTATGAACCACACGGAACTATCAGTGAAATATGGCATCCTATCGTACAAGATGAATGTAAAATTATTAATCAAGAAAATAAAAAATGAAAACTTACAGAGCAACATTAGCCGTCTTTGAAGACAAATTAAATGAAACATTTACAGGAGAAGCAATAGACCTGGTATTTACAGGAGAAGCAATAGACCTGGTAAATGTAGACGATGAAAATGATCGTCTTTTTGCTGACCCCGATTCTTTTACAGTTGGTGAACTTGTAACAGAAGATGAAATCTATTTGGAACCACGTGCTTATGTGGATGAAAACAACTATGGTACGTGTTTCTTTGCATTTAAAAAAGAGGAGGACTTAGAAGATGAATAATCCGTTTAAAGGTTGGGAAATTATAAACGTTGACCCGGGAAATGTGGTTTTATGTGATTTCTGTAATAGAGATTACACTGAAGACACAACTTCGGTTGGTGGAATACTATTTTCAGGACACGCTTGTTGTCCTGATTGCTTACCTGAATTCCAAAAAGGAATTAAAAAATATAAAGAGGAAAAGTTTGTACAGGCAACGGCAAATGAAAATGAAACCTTCCGTAATTTTGTTTACCGAATAAGAAAAGGAGATTTTTAAAATGAACAAATTATTAATTGGATATGAATTCCAGGATTATTGTGTTGATGTAATCAAATACTTTACTCCAGAATTCTGTGAAGCACACGAAGAATGGTGTATTGAAGAGTATGGACAGTTTGAAAAATGGGCTGGACATCTTTACATAAAAGAGTATGCTCCTTCGAGAGCTGGTAGAATTATTGAACGTGCTTATAACCTTTATATCAAAAAATGATGGAAAAAGTAACTCGTGAAAATTGTGAAAAATTAAATCGGTTTGAGCATATAACCGCTAAAAATGCAGACGGCACTCGCCTTCGGGCAAGAAGAAATGGGAAAACGATGACTTGGAAAAGAAAACCGGAATCATTTTCTATTCCGATTAAACACGGTCTTCGTAATTTCGGGTATATTGTTAATAAAACCTGTGATTTATGGGAGGGTGAGGAATGAAAACAACAGGATTAAGTGTTGATGTTTATAGGAATTCATCTGCCGATTGTACTGCTAATGGTATATCTTCAAAACAAAACACACTTATTTTGATTGACATTGATGCACCTTTTGAAGGAGATGAAAAAAATTCTGTAAAACTTGTCACACGATGGTTATTTGGTAAATGGTATCACCATGCTGAACCTTTAGTGAAGCCGGAAGGAATGGTTGGCCCAATGTGGGGTGGGAATTTTATCTATACATCAGATAGTAGATTTCCATCGGATTACCCTATTCCTTTACACGACCGTTTTGAAACACAAGAAGCTTATAAACATTTAAGCATTTAAAATTATGAATGAAATAATAAAAGAAGAACCAGGAAAAGTAATGCCTCATCAACGACATTACCAAGTTGGAAACGTTGTTCGTATTTGTAAAGAGCCACCTAAAGCAAGATCCTCTGGTTTCTTGCTTGGGTCGCTGCACGTCATTAAACGACCCCCTGAGGGCAGTATAAATAGTGCCTCAGCAATTTGGCTGCAAGATAAGCAGCGACAATTAAGATCTCTGCAATTTATATATTGGGAATGGACCGGCAAAGTTGAGAGGCCTATAAGAACCCGCACAAAGTAAAATTTTGAATCTAAAATAGTTGCAAAATACCTTTAAAAGAATTTTTTATTCTTAAATTAATTTTGTAACTTTGTATCCTTATTTCCTTATAAATTAAGGAATTACGAGTTCAACATTTTTTATGAAAGCCGACATAAAGATGTTTTTTATAAGTTTATTGGTTTTTTGTTTGTCATAAAGCAACAGGCAGGTAAGTAGGGAAGCGGCTTCTTCCTGAAAACCTGCTTGTTTTTATTAAACCAGAAATGAACAGCAAATTATTTGCCTTAGAAATCCTTTCCTCAGAATCTTATTTGGTAGTAAATAAGAAATTAATCAAACAATTCGGACCTGATACCGCAATATTTTTATCAAATTTAATTGATAAATATAAATATTTTCAAGACAAGCAAATTTTAATAGAAGATGGTTTCTATATTACTCATCAAAAATTAATTGAAGAATACGGATTCACAGATAGAGGAATTCGTAATTGTAAGACATCATTAAAAACCAAAGGCCTTATAGAAACCAAACTTATTGGTATTCCTCCAAAAGAATATTATTACATTAATTGGGAAGAATTAATTAAAAGTATGGATATAGAATTAACCCAAGAAACCATAAAAAATGGTGTAAGGGATATCCCTTACGGAACCGTAAGGGATTGGCCTAACGGAACCGTAAGGGTTAATAATAATAACAAAGTAATAAACAATAACAAATTAAAATTAACTTCGTTTGAAGAAGAAGATTTACCAAAATTAACAAGATTTATAACTCCCAATCAATTTAATAATTTCTGGGAACTTTATCCAAGAAAAGCAGAAAAAGGTAAAGCCTTGACAAGTTGGAATAAACTATGTACCAAGAAAACTGGAGTCAAGCCAACCTGGAGACAAATCAGAAGTGCTATAATAGCCCAAAAACAAAGTGACCGCTGGCAAAACAAAGATTTCATTCCTTTACCTACGACGTGGTTAAATCAAAGTAGATGGCTCGATGACCCAAATGAAATGAAAAACTTTGATTACGGAAATAATGGAAATGGTAAAACTTATTCTAATAATAAGTTTGAGCCAATGTTTGATGAAATAGGAAAAACCTCAAGAAATGATTGAACGTAAAATAATCATAGGATTAATTACCCAAACAGAGTATCTTCGTCAGTTAGAGGAAATATGGAACCAAGATTATATTGAGAGTTCTACTGCCCAAAAAATATCATCCTGGTGTTGGGAATATTTCCGTAAGTACAGGCAGGCCCCGCTTGAAAATATTGAAATGATTTACATTAGAAAATTACGGGGTAAAAAATTGGATAAAGATGAAGCAGAAGAAATAGAAGGAGAGATTTTACCTAACTTGTCTGAAGAGTATGAAAAGAAAGGAATAAACATTACTTACCTGTTAGAGGAAACCAAAGATTACTTTAATGAAAGACAAGTAACATTACATAATGAAAGAGTTAGTTTTTTACTGGCTAAAAATAAGGTAGAAGAAGCCCAAAAAGAAATAGAGAATTTTAAACCAATATCTTTTAAACAGGAAGAAGAAAACGAATTAGATTTAAGTACGGAAAGATTACTCACAAAAATAGAGTCTGCTTTTGATACAACTTACCAAAATGTAATTCGTTTTCCTGGTGCTTTAGGTGAGTTTTGGAATGAGCAACTTGTTCGTGGAGGATTTGTTTCTTTACTTGCTCCAGAGAAAAGAGGAAAGACTTATATTCTTCTTGAATTTATGATGAGAGCTTATAAACAGAAACGTAAGGTTGCATTCTTTCAGGCAGGGGATATGACAGAAAATCAACAATTAATAAGAACTTGCGTTTATCTTGCTCAACGAAGTAATCTTGAAAAATATTGTGGTATTCAATATGTACCAACCCAAGACTGTATAAAAAATCAAACAGACAACTGTAATAGGGCAATCAGAGAATGTAACTTTGGTGTCTTTAAAATGAAAGAAGAAGACATTAGAAAAAATATTACAAAGAAAGAACTCATTGAAGCCTATAAAGAAAATCCTACATATAAACCTTGTTACAACTGTCCTGAATGGATGAGAAATCGTTGGGGTACAGTTTGGTTAAAAGAAGTAAATTTAAAACACGCTTTGACTGTTCGTGAGGCTAAAAAATATGCTAAAAAATTCTTTATTGACACCCATCAGTCTATAAAACTTTCCACTCACGTAAATGGAACCTTGACTCTTTCAAAAATTAAATCTACATTAAAGAAATGGAAAGATAAGGAAGCCTTTATTCCTGATGTAATACTTATTGACTATGCTGATTTGTTGGAAGCGGAAACACGTATGGAAGAACGTCCAAAACAAAATTACATTTGGAAAGGTTTACGGGCATTATCTCAAGAATATGATTGTTTAGTAATTGCACCAACACAAGCAGATGCAGCAAGTTATAAGGCTTATCGTTTGGAATTAGATAATTTCTCCGAAGATAAACGAAAGTATGCTCATGTCACAGCTATGTACGGTCTTAACCAAGACCCATCTGGACGTGAAAAAGAATTAGGTATAATGAGAATAAATAAAATAGTGATACGTGAAGGTGATTTTCATTCTTCTCACGAAGTTCACGTTTTACAAAGATTACAAATGGGAAGACCTCATCTTGGAAGTTTTTATTAATCATTAAAATAGAATGTTATGTACACAATTAAAAAAGAATTTACATTTTGTGCCAGTCATAACTTAGAGTGTTTGGCACCGGAACATCCGTGTTCAAGGGTTCATGGTCACAATTATCAGGTAATTGTAGAACTTAAAAGTGAAACTCTGAATGAAGCAGGGTTTGTCACTGATTACAGACAACTTGACACTATTAAAAAGTGGATTGATGATGTATTGGATCATAGACATCTAAACGAAGTTTTTCCAAGTATGAATCCGACTGCTGAAAACATTGCATACTACCTTTTCAATGTCTTTAAAGAAGATTACCCACAGCTTGCCGCTATTACTGTTCAAGAAACACCTAAAACTTCTGTACGGTATGAACCTTGATGTATTAAAAAGAACTTTAAGAGTAAAGGAAATCTTCTTTTCTTTACAAGGAGAAGGGGCCCGTGTAGGTACACCAAACATTTTTATTAGGTTAGCAGGTTGTAATAAGAATTGTTCGTTTTGTGACACGGATTGGAAAGATGGTATAGAATATACCTTAGATAATTTGATATCCGTTATTAGCAGATACCCTTGTAGTTCTATCATATGGACAGGAGGGGAACCTACTCTGCAACTTGATGAAGAAATTGTGGAATTATTTAAAGAAGAAGGTTTTTATCAAGCAATTGAAACAAATGGTAGTAATCCAGTTCCTATTGGTATCGATTATGTTTCCTGTAGTCCAAAAGAAGGTGTAACAATTCGTGATTTGTGGGAGAATTTTAATGGTAGGCAACTTGATGAATTTCGTTATCTTATTACAACAGACTCTATTAAAGAAATAGATAAGCAATTACCTGATATTGAAAATCTTCCAGAAGCTACTTATTATTACATTTCTCCAATGTTTGATGGATTTGCGTATGTTCCTGATGTTGTAAATGCT